GGCAGCTTTGCAGCTGCCTGCTCAGATGAGCACCACTCGGCTTTCCCAGTCTTTCCCGTCCTTCCCAGACAAGGACAGAGCCATTCTTACGAATGCTCCCCCGGGGGACAGGTAATTCGTTGCCCGAAACCGGGGGTCAACTTGACCCCTCAAGTGTCCATGCTCAGGGACCTTCCCGGCAAACCCTTGCCCAAGGAATTTTGTACTATTTGGATTGGGATATACATACTCTCAGGGTTAATAACCCTTATTATATACATTAATTATTAATTAGGCTCTTCTGATGGAGCAGGTGTACTCAGTGGTGACCATTATTCAGAGGAAGATATCTTCATCATCACCCTGACAGATTTACATGTCTAGGCTCGAGTGAGACTCGAGATGGTGAGGAATGGATCTCGGCCAGCAGATAATGGCAACACTGGGGTGACTAACAGTATATAGACCTCGTCTATAGAACGCTCCCTCTCTTTAACCACTGGTTCTCATATCATAAGATATGTGACAATTAATCTATATAGACTGTTGTTGGTAGACTCTGTGGGGATAACCCAGCATCAGGCGGTTACTAAGACATGTATATTGTAATCCTTGTTTGGAAATTTCGTAACTATATTTCACAAAACAATGAAAACAACGACTCGTCTGTTCTCCTCCTCCCCTATATTATTGAGGCATCCTTCGATACTTCAATTTTTATATTGGGAACGACTCGATTGGGACCGTATTTTTACGCATTACGCGGTAATAGATCCTGTCGACCCTAGGGGCGTTCTGTATCTTACAGAACGTGAGTATGCTTCTTTACTCAAAGTAGCGCTCTCTACAGAGACATCTATCTTGGTTATCGCTAGGCCCGGAGACGAGCCCCCGGCTGATTATGAAGAGAAAAAGATAAAAGATTTATCCAAAATTTCCCCCAGAACTCCGACTCAATTTATGAGTCCAAAGTACTGGCGTTCGCTCTTTCTTCCCTATGTAGTAACACAAAATGATAGTACAATGGTCAGAATCGACAAGACAAGTCTTGTTCGATTAGTAAGGGGCTATAGTGTAAACTTAGCAGCTTACGCAGGGCTAAAATTAGGTTCGTCGTACTTAAATTCCGTCAAACATTTTATCAAATCTTCTCAACATATCCTTGAGCACAATGGGATTAACATGTATATCCGCACACTTAAGATCACTAGACTTTGTCTAGAATCTTATTTGGCGGGGACTAGATCGAATCCTCACGAATTAGGAGTCCCCTTGCGATTAAACAAGGCAGGAATACCTGTTTGGCTTCCTAATCCAGTGAGACAGATGTTTGTTAATCGTAACAAAGTCTGGATTCGAGTCTGGTTTTCTATACTGTCAATCTATTGAGCTCTTGAGGGTATTTATGCGGAGCCGGATTTTTCTACCATAGTGTCACCACCTGTCCAAAGCAATTTACGTGATCAGTTTAAAAAGTTTATCTTCACATTCGCCCGTAAGAATCTTATGATATATGAGGTGGGAAAGGTTTTACTTCCCGATCATTTTCCTTTGATCCTTACGGCGAGTGGAGTAGATAGTGGCCCTTCTATCTTTGCTGCCCCAAAGGCGGCTCGGATATGGGGGTATCAACCAGTGAACCATCTTCTTCGGTGGATGGACTTCCTGGATGATAAGCATGGTAGAAATATGTATGATTTTTTATACTATATTTCTGCTATGTTCCACTCTCGTTGGTATAAAGAATATATTAATAAGAAAGCCTTTTTAGGCGCCTTATCATTGAAATATGAGTCTGCAGGGAAAATTCGTGTGTTTGCCATGGTGGATTATTGGACTCAATTAGTCCTCCTACCTTTGCATAAGCACCTTTTCCGTCTGTTAGAAACATTTTCTATCTGTGATGGAACTTTTGATCAGGATGGAGCAGTTCGGACCTTCAAAGATGAGGGTCACGAATGTTTCTATTCTTTCGATCTAAAGTCTGCCACGGATATGATAAGTATCGATTATTATGTAGATATGCTCGACTGTCTGTTCGACCGTGAAATTGGAACCCTATGGGCTTCCCTTCTCACGGATCGGGATTTCTCTCTTCCTAAAAGGACGAGAGTGACCCGGTACGAGCATGACGGAAAAGATTATATCAAGTATACTCGAGGACAACCTATGGGAGCCTTATCCTCTTGGGCTTCACTTGCCTTACTCCATCACTTACTAGTGCAGTTTTCTGCATTTCAGATCCGAGGTAAGGAATCTTATGTTCTTTTTAAAAAATATAGGATCCTTGGTGATGATTTAGTAATTGCTGATCAGTTAGTAGCGGAGCAATATTTAAAAATATGTAAAGAGTTATGTATTCCTATTTCTCTAGCAAAAAGTATTATTTCTCCCCCAACTCCCATAAAGGGAAAGAAGGGTGAGAGGTTATTTCAGTTTGCTAGCCAAGTAGTGTTAGGTTCTGAGAATGTTACTCCCGCATCTTTGCGGGAGGAA